CCGCCGCCCCCGGCGGTATTGGCCGCGTTGCTGTCGAATCCGCCTGAGCCGCCGCCAGCCCCACCGCCGACGATCTCATACTCGATCTCGTAGACGTTATCCGGTACGGTGAAATTTCCGGACCCGGACGTATATTCGACGCCGCGCCGCCTATCAATCGGTGTGCGCATGCTGGACATTACGCGGCCTCCTCAATCTTCCACCCATTGGCATTTACTCCGGTCGCCGATGCCCAGACCACGACCTTTTTGCCCGCGTCCAGCGTAATCGCCGACTCATGCACGATTCCGCCATTGGGCGCCAATAACTCATCGACGATGTATTGGCCGTCGCTCGGAGTGTCCGACGATGACAGGGCAATGCGGACGGTTACCGCTGATGTGGATCGATTGCAGAGCCTCACGGTAACGAGCGATAACGTGCTCGCCGGTACGGTGTAGAGTGTGGTATTTGTCGATGCCGCCAGGGCCACACCAGCGATTAACCCGCTCGCCATTTACGCCTCCGCCATATAGTGGGCTTTCACGCCGCCGACTTTTTTCCCAGTCCATTTCGATGCCGTAGCATCCCATGTGAGTATGTCCCGATCGTTTGGTGCCGCAGAATCCACGACACGCCCTTGCAACCTGGATGCACTCGGCAGACCCGGCACCCAGGAGCTTCCATCCCACATCAGCGCGTCATACTGCGTCGGTACCGCCGAGCCAACGGATCGCCCTTGCAGACGAGACGAATTGGCCAAACCAGGAGCCCATGAACCCCCGCCCCACACCATGGAATCGTATGTGCTGGGCGCGGCAGAACCAACCGAACGACCCTGGAACTGGATGGCGTCGCATTTCGCGAGCAGTCCGCCGGTAGAAGATCCATCGCCAAGATACAGGCCTCCGCCATCGGTCGACCATAAAAACTCGGAGAGAGCTGGGGTAATACTGAGACGATCCGCCTCAAGGGTTTTCCGCGCCTTGAGCGTTGTCGCCGCGCCATCAATGGCATCCAGCGATGCATAGGCTGCATTCCCCTCCGCCGCTGTAAGGTACTGGCCGTGAGGATCTGGCGCCGCTGCGTGAGCCGCCAAGCTCGCATTCGCTGCCGCTATAGCCGCTTGAAGCGCATCCACTGCTGCATCGGCCAGCTCAATCGCCTCCCGTATGCGGCCCACGTCATCGAACAGTCGATTGGCTGAATTCGGTAATGGCCAATCGCCATGTGTGGTGCGATCGTCGATCATCAGGTCACGACCACCCGCAGATCGCGCACGATGGGCCTAGACGTAGGCGACCCAGTCAGAGTGACCCTGATCCGCACATCGGTATGCGCCCAGGAGGTTTTGCGGAACAGCAGCTCTTCCCAGTCGTCCCCAAGCTGCGACCCGGAAACGAAGGGTACGCTGGTCCAGGCGCCGCCGGCGGAAGACTGACAATCGACCGCCACAGTAGAGCTCCCCGGGGTGAGTGCCGCCAGGCGGACGGTAACCGTGGAAGGGTTGGCCGCCGTGATCACGCGGGAAATGTATGTGCCCGTCGTCGCCGTCTGCCCGCTGAATAGCTGCGCCCCGTATAGGGTCGGGGTAGCGTTAGCCGTTCCGCGGATCTTGGCCACGATACCGACATCACCCGTCTGAGCGACCGACAACGATAATGGTTGCCCGGCCTCGACCAAATAGACGGAGGCATCCGGCATGGTAAGCTCGAAGAGGATGCTGCACCCTGCCGCTGGAATGGTCTGCGTCGCCGCCACCACGAAATCTGTAGCCGCCGTGACCGTAACCACTCCGAGATCCACATCGCGAGTCGTGGTATTGAACTGCGTGCCGTACAGTCGGAACGTTAGATCCAAGGTCTGGTGTGGCGTCCAGGTTGAAGAGTTGGCCGAGGTCAGGAACACACCAACATTAGGTTGCTGCGTCACCCATCTGCCGGATGTGGCATCCCACTTTCCTAGCTCGGCCACGCCGGTAGAGGCGTCGGGATCATCGGTAATCGCCACCAGTGCGTATTCGTCGCCGCCGCGCAACATGGTTGGCGGGAAGGAGAACTTGTTCCAGGCACCATTGACCAGTTCGGACGCTTTCAGCCTGGACTCGGCCAGAATTTCCCGAGTGGGGAAGCCGAGTTGCGCCGTCCTAATCTGGAGCACGATATCCCTGGAGCCCTTGTTTACGATCCACAGATCAGCCGCCGAGACCATGTGATCATCGGCCATGGTGATGGTCTGGGCCTGGGGGTCAACCGGGACCGACCGGCGAACAGTACGGCGAATAGTCCTAAGTGTGGCGGACGAGGTGAATACCGCAGTACCACGACTACCCTGGTCGCCAACAAATATAACCTCCTTGGCCCCAACCGGGAGATCCGCCGGGGCAACAAAGGTTCCCTCGATCACCCCATGGATGTTGGCCGCGGACGCCGTCAGCGAAGCAATGATGTCCTGCCCGTCATAGGTCAGCTCGGAAATTTCCTCGCTCGGCTCAAACCCGGACAAATTGAAGGCCACAGTGACCGCACGAGTGCGCGCATTCGGCAGCTCGGTATCCGTCAGTACATCAACTTCAGTATTGGATCGTCGCCACAGCCAGAACAGGATATGGAAAATTCGGCTCCATCGATCAGTCGAAACCTGGGTGACCTCTTCAACCTTGATGTAATGGTCTTCCGACGGATTTAACAGAATCGTCGCCGGGATCGGACCAAAAGCATCGTAGGGATTGATTTCGCGGCTGCCGGTGCGGTACGGCTGGGACAAAATGATTGCCTCGACCGGGGTAAGCGCGATCGGAAGACCATCGTAGAGTGATGCCCCGTCGACCGCGCCGGTTACCGGCAGGGTCAGGGTGTTGTTGAAGATCTCTGCGGTCTGGGCGAGTCCCAGGTCGCGCATGTCATCATCATTGAATGGATCGACGTAGACACTATGCTTGGCCGACGGCTCGGTTACCGCAGCATCAGTACGCAGTCGCTCAATCGCCACCAGATCATAGAGATCATCCAGCTTTAGCTTGATGGAATCCAAGTCCTGCATGGAAGTCATGCGCACGCCGTCAGACGTGATTGTGGTTGTCCCAGCGATCCAGGTTTGATGGACGGTGCAGAGCGGGAGGACATTGGATGGCGTTGTCGGAATCTGCGGCTGGGTTTCGTGGGCCACCCCAACGAGCCACCCGTAGGTGCCGTCGGATCGGAGATACAGCCGGTCATACCGCGGCAGCCGCCATTCGTAGTTGACCAGGACCAGCGTTGCCGCCAGCGCCCCGGTAACAGAGCATCCGGTAGTATCCGGATCTTCCGGGGCTACCGTAGCCACGTACTGGTACACGCAGGTATAGGATGATCCTGGGGCTGGTTCCGCGCCCGGGAGACTCCAGTCGACATTCCCGGATGTCAGCTTGTAGTCGGTATTTTGGATGTAGGTAGTGGCGCCTTGAGAGCACGACACCAGAGTAAGTACGGTCTCGTCAGGCAGATCATCGATCGCGCCGGAATAATTCCCGTGCACGACCGTAACGGTTTTTTCCTTCGTGATTTGCAGCGAGGAAATAGAGGCCACAGGGGCATTATTGAGGTCGATGCGCTGCTTGGCCGGGCCACTGGAGAGGTGCGGTTCCGCGGTCACAGTGGAGAGATCCGCCACCGCGGCATGGAGCACCCGTCGCGAAACAGAAAGGGTGAGACCGACGCCATTTACGCGGGCTCGCCCAGGGAAAACCGAATAGACCTGGTCGCCGGTCTCCGCATCGTCGAGACGCACCACGCGGAAGCCATCAACGACATAGCACCCTCCGGTACTCTCGATGTCGTAGGCCGCAATCGCTGCAAGTATCTGGTCCAGCACCGTATCGAATGTCCGCGGCTGTACCACGCCATCGATTACCGTCCAGATCGGGTAAAATTCACCGCTCTGACCGTCGCCGTTGTATCCCCAGATGGGCCACACCTTCCAGCGGCCCGCGCCTGGTTCATTGTAATTACGGACCAGGGTTGCCGGATCGCGAAGGGCGGGATCTTCAAGCTCGGTGATGGTTGCCTCTTTCAGATAGGCGCCAACAAATACCGTTCCCCCAGTGGCGATAGTGAAAGCCGCCGAGGGGATATCTCGCACAGCGCCACGGATGTAGACTTTGCCGGTCTGGCAGGTTGTCGCGCCAGTGAGAGGATCAACAATAATCTGCGCATCACGGATTACATCTCCATCTTTGAGCATGGCATCTGCGATCTGCTGCAATCGGTCGCGGAACGAGGATTGAACCTCACAGAATTCCGCCGACTGCATGGCATAGCCAGCACGAAACAGGTGTTCCTCGTAGTTTTTTGATCGATCGAAGCGGTTATAGTGGTGGTCCAGGGTGATGGGCATGTTAAATCTCCAATACCATTTCCAACATATCCCGCTTCGACGAAGACCGCTGCGACGCGGTCACGCGCTCAAGCGTCACCATCACGCCAGGATCGAGAATTTCCTCGCCCTCGAAATAGGTCTGCCCGGGGGGCAGCTCGGGATCTGTTTCGGTGCCCATAAATACGCCAAGCTCGCGAATGGTGGCGGTTGGCGCATCGGTGAAGTCATAGGAGAAGCGAAGGAAGAGATACTTGGTTGGCGTTGCCGAGTAGGCGAATCGCCCGCTCGTCACCACAATCTCGCCCTCAGCATCCGGGGTGCAGTACGCCTTTACCGTCGCAAGCTTGCGGCCCACTTCGCTTACAAGTTCGGTTGCGTCTGTTGGCGGAGGAACCGGGGTATCATCCCAATCGGGATCGCCTTCTCCCCAGGCCAGATGTAATGTTTCGTTTTGCATGGCCTGGGCAAAAGCCGCTCGGCCAGAATCCACCAATATCATATACGCGCCACCCAGAATAGATATTCCGGATAGTGTATTGTCACGACAAGGGGCTAAAAAATCGGTTGCAAAGGCGCACAGTGTGCGCTAGTATATGAGTCGCAGTAGAGAAACAGGCCACCCGGGGCCTTCTTCCCGGGAGAGTCGATCCGACACTCTGAGTCGGGAGGAATAAGAAATGAACGCCAACACCCCCGCCCTTCTCCAGTACGCCGCCGCCATCACCACCGGCATCGCCGCCGCCCTGGCCTTCGACCCCAAAGGCCGTCCCGGTGCCACCGAGATCCGCGAGGATCAGGCCCGCTTGCGTGCCAAAAAGACCGCCATGCACGCTCGCGTTCTGGCGAACCTGACTCCCAAGACCCCATATTGCCCCGAGATGCCGAGATCCTGGAATCGGGCTCGCGCCTACGAGCGCCGATGGGAGGTCCGTGAGGCATTATTCAGAAGGTTTCTGGCTGGAATCGACGCCCGCAAGGCCGATGCGGCCGAAGGCTCCCCACGGGAGTTGTTCGAGATGCCGATGGATGCGCCGCTATCCTTGCTCGGCATCCACCCCCTTGGGTACGGCTGGTTCTACCGCCAGATCGAGGAAACCGAGGCCGACTACCACGCCTATTCCAAGGCCTGGCATCGGCAGTATGGGCCGAAAATTACCGTGACCCGACGAGCGGTCACGCTCCGCCGGATGGACCCTGAGACCGGACGCCCGGACATACGAACCGTCGAGCTTACCGGATGGCGAGGTGATTGGCTCGCCAAGGTCGTCGCCTTCGCCGATCTATCCCCAAAAAAATCTTCCGCCCCCTTGGCCGTGCGGCTCCATGCCGCCTACGACGCCGAACTGGTGGAAACCAGACACGGGTACCGCATCTACCGCCGCACCCTGCTCGGAAAGGCGATCGACTGGTGCGTGGTCGCCCCGATGGGAACCACCTACCACGCCGAAAATCGGAAGGACATTCTTTCTGGCCTCCATGCGAAGATCCGCTCCCAGAAACTCAAGCTCTCTGGCCGGATGATCGACTGGGGAAAATGCCGGTCACTGGGTTTCTGTGCGGTCGGCATCCGCTCCTTCTGCGATACGTTCGGGCTCGACCCGAAGGGCGCCTACGCTCCTGAAGAGATCGAATCCCTGGTCCGCGCCAACCTCGCCGCCGCCCGGCCCTACCTGGCTGAGCTAAAAATCCTGGCCAATGCGGTTGGTTTTATGATCCCCGAGTTTTCCGACTAACACATCACTGGGCGCGCTTGGTGCGCCCTTTGGAGACCACAATGAAACACACCCTAACCCGCACCGGCAACCGCCCTCTCTCATTCGATGGCGAGATGCTGGCCAGTACCAACACCCAGACCGCGAATGGCGCCGGAGAAAACCGCTGGTGGGACATCGCCATCTATCGCACAGAGAGCGGAAAATATGTTCTTGCCATCGGGTACAACACCAGGTGGCAAGGAGAGCACGAGCGGCAGGATGCCTATATATGCGCCAATGTAAACGACGCCGCCGAAACCTTGCGCGACCATCCATGGGACCATAGTGTCGCTGGGTATGCCCGTGACCAAGCGAAACAGGCGTACCTCATGAATACTCTTCGCGCCTGCTGGGAGCATGGTGTTACCATGGTTCTGTCCGTGGTAGAAGCCGAAGAAATATGACTGGCGGCGGGAGCGGTGCCGACCAGAAAGACAATGCGTGCTCCGGTGGAGGATGCGGCGGGTCATTCATCGGCAATGGAAAACACCCTGGACCGGCGGGTGTTTTCCATTTTGCATGCCAGATATGCGGGTATTATTGCCTTGGTAATGGCGGGTCTGGCTGTGCTGGCAAGCCGACTCAAACATCAAGCACTTCATGCCTGAACCCGATCTCACCATCTCTCCAGGCATGATTATCCCATCCGCCAACCGTCCAATCTCGCGCCATCTGTGATTCAAGCGCGACGCCAAACCCCATAATTGCGTAATACCCAGCGCCGATGTCGCCAACCAGGCCGACATCGGCATCAAATTGCCTGGGCTCGGTCGCCCGGCAAATCGGCACTCGTTCGCGGGTAGCCTTGTAGTCGGATAGGTAGGCATCATCGGAAAACCGCACCTGATCCCCAGTGATCACCAAGGCCGATAGCCCGGGGAATAGGCACTCAGCATCACCAAGGCGAGGACCGTAGGACCAGACCGCATCATTCCAGCAGTATTGATGCCGATCGATGGTAAATCCGCCCTCTACGCCAACACCACCAAGGCATTCCGACGCGAGATAGGTTACCCAGGCGACCGGGTAGTTTATCGCCGGTTTATCTACGCTCGCCCTGGAGTAATCATGCCTTAGATGCCATAAGCCGCGTACATGGTACGACCAGATCTTGACCAGGCCGCCAGTGTGGATCTGTGGGTCGACTTGCACCACCCATGGCAAAGGTGACCATTGCGGCTCGAATAGCAGCGTCCCCGCTGGTCTGTCGGCCTGGGCAATAGCCATCGATGGCACCCAGGACCGCGGGGCGTTGTGGGCGCGAAGCTGGACGACATTTTTGATCCAGAATGGGTCATCCTCAAACCGCTGATCGATCGATAGCTTCGATTTGCTCCACCTGGCAATGTACCGCCATGGCTCAAAGATCCGCATGTCATGCCCGAGCAACCGGCGGATGTTGGACTCCATGCCGACCGGGTTATCCCGCGCCCGCTGCACCTCGTCCAGGATGTGTTGCAGGTAGCCCGCGTCATCCATACCTTCAGGACGGGGAACACCGTACACCTGCCCATGTCGATCGAGCCAATACTGCGAGGCTGTGGTAAGCGTAATCTGGTCAATCGCCGACGGCAGATCCGTCTCAAACCGATCCCGCTCCCGCTCAACGCCACCGAGCAGCGAATGCAGGATCGAGGTATGCACCCGCAGCATACCGGAGGTGTCGCCCTGGGCCACGCCAGACGATGGGATAAGCGCCACGGCACCGAGCGCCATGATATCCGGATTCCACCAGGTAACCTCGTATCCTGCCGCCTGAAGACTGTCGACCACATCACCGATCACGATATCAATCAGATCGAGGTCGATATCCCTCCCAGGCGAAACAAGGATGAGCCGGTAATTATGTACCCGCCACTGGAACTCCACCCGATCAGGAGTCGAGAATGCAATCGCATCAACCGCAACCGGATCTCGCGAGAAGTACAGCGGGAGGAAATCGATCGCTTTGGCTGGCATGGCTAGATCCAGTCAATCACCAGGTTTTGGAATACCGGCCTGCCGGAAACTGGGATATCGAACCCATGCTCAGGAGCGACGATGGTGATATCCCGCAGTCCAGGCACCTGGTACAACGCCGTCAGGATGTGATGCACCGAGAGAAAATCATAGGCGAAGGTGCGATAGAGGTTATGCAACGCTGTCGCCGCGGCCTCCTGGGTTTCTTCCTTGGTGTATCCGATCGCCAACGACGCCTCGATGTGTACGCCGATCAGTAGGTCTTGCGCCGCAAAATAGATCACCTCCACACCGGCGGATCGATACCCTGGCGTATACGCGCCGCTGGCGTAATTCGCCTCGCCCTCGATCAGCGACTCAACCAGATCCACCAGTTCGCGGGTTGTCCCCCCGGCCCCGTTGTGCACGTACAGCCACACCGTACCAGGGACTTCGCGCATGGCCACATGCTCCACGCGCTCGGACACGCTGCCGCCTTCGTCGAGCAGTCGCGCCAGTCTGGCCGCATAGATCAGCGACGCCACTGTGCCGCGTGACAGCGAGAGGATGTAATCGGCAAAGCGGATTTCTCGCTCGGCATCCGACTCCACATCCCGGCCTTGGTCGATCGGCGCCCTATTGGTCGACCGCAGCCCATTGATCGCGCCCTCGGTGTATGGCACCGTGAGCGTGTCCGGAGCCACGTTCGCCGCGGCCCCGGGAGTCGTTGATCTGGCCGGAACAGTGACTTCAGTGGTTCCCTCACCGATCACGCCCGCGCTCAGGGTAATGTACTCGATCGCCCCGCCGAGCGAACGCACCGCGGTACCAGCGGGAATGGTCACATCATCAGTGGCCGCTGAATCAAGAAAAAACGTGATATTCCCGACGGCATAGGTCGCCGGGAGCCTGTCGAAGTTGAATCCTTCGTAGATGGCTTCCGGTATGGCCGCGTTGATGCCATTCGCTGTCTGGACCCAGAGTTCATCCATGGCCATGGCGTTGGCTTCCAGCCATGATCGAGTTACTGACCCGACGTTGAAATCCGTTAGCTTGAGGCTGGCCGCCCGGGCATGCGACACCATGACCGCGAGGATCTGCAAGAATGTCCTTGGTGCGAAACTCGACATGGTTACACCTGCGGCAAGGCCAGCACGAGGCTAGCATCGAATGGGGTTTCCCTGGTTGTTGGGCTGGCGGTCACCAGGACATACAGCCGATCACCTACAGCCCTGGCGTTCGCCTTGGCCTCCATGATTCTCGGATCGCGCATGGTGGCCAGCCGCGCAAATCCAGCGCCTAACATTGCGGCTGTTGGCCTGTTGCGGACGCCGAGCATGGCGTGAATTTCACATCCGTAGTCGGGATGCGGAAGGTATGACCGAAACGGGGTGTAGATTCGATTGCGCAACGCCTGGCCAAGATTATCCGTCCCGCCAGCCATGGCCAAGTCGCCGTTTTCGTTGGCCAACAACTGTCCGCCGACGATCCAGGGATCGATGCCGTAGACCCCGGCCCCGGTAAGCGGCCCCGTGTCACCAACCGACGGCACCGCGATGGAGTCGCCCCAGAGCAGGGTATTTTCCACCCGGTCGGCATCGTCGATACTCTGGATGATGTACGGCGGACGCAGATCGTTGATCTGCACTAGCTCGCGCCACCGCTGGACATCGCCAAGCTCGCGGGAGGCAATGGTTTGCAGCGTGTCGCCAATCTTGACGGCAATCAGCTTTACTCTTACCGCCACATCAACCCCCTGGCGATCAAGTTCAGACGCGCAAAGAGACCGGCCTTATCGACCTCCCCGGCCAGCGGGTCAAGCAAGGCTGACGCCACCAATGCCGCGGCATCAAGCAGTAAGCGGACTTTGCTCACCTCACCCGTGATCTCGGTAGCCACCACCCAGGCCAACCCTTGGCGCACGCCACGAGCCACCCAGAGCGCACGGCAATGATGCGTCCAGGCATTACCAATGACCAGCGAATCACGCTGCGGCAGGCCAACACGCGCCAAGGCAAACAGATTTGAGGCCGCACGCGCCACCTCTTCCGCCCGCTCAAGAAATCCGCGCCGATCATTATCCAGCCCCTCGGTGATGCCGCCGGATATCTCGGCTCGGAGCGATTGCAGCAGCACCCTCCAGGCGGCCCACCACTCACGCAGTTCCGGCAGCGCCGCTATATGGGTAGGCAGATCCAACAGCAGGGCATCCACCTCTGAAAGCTGCCCCTGTAGGTCAAGCCCGGGATCAATCAAGCTGTCGGTGATAGCGGTCATGCCGCGATTATCCTGTCACGACCGCTACAAGACCCGCTGCAAGCCGACGAACCGCATCTGGTACTGAATCAGCAAAGGACTCTGTTTGTGGCGACGCAACACGAAATGCAACGGGAAAACCTGCCACAGCTCGAAATTCAAAACGTCCACGAAAAACATTTTGTAAAGGTCCGGATCAAGACCCTGTCTGGCGTTTTGCTCGCGCCGCTGGTGGAAATCGCGGATCAAGAAGTCCTTAAGTGATTTCATCATCATCTCACCCTGACCGCATCCAACGCTCGACAGCACATCACCCAGTCCAAGCGCATCCAGCGGACCATGCTTATAGCTGGACCGCCCTGAACAGGATATTTCCCGCAATCCCTCCCCGAAGTCGTCCACATAGGCCCCGCCAAGGGTCTGGATTACCGATGCTCGCACCGGCTGCGAGTACGTCAGATCCTCCGGCTTAGGGTAAAACCAATGGCCCCATACCGGCATCCCCTCGTTCAGGACCAATATCAGGATTGGCCGGTCCTCCTGCTCGATCGCGCACGAGGCCAACAGTCCACCGATGTCGATCAGCGAAATACCCGCGATACTCCCGGCGGAAGTCAGGCCGCCAGCCATACCACCCAAGCTATCAAGTAGTGATGACATCACCCGCACCCGCAACCAGGAGTATCAGTGTCAGACTCGGCCTTGGCCGTCAATCCGCCGCCCGGCTCAATACCACCATGTTTGTGGTTTTTCAGGCTCACGCCGCCGCCGATCACATCGTCCGCGTAGACCTTGCCGTTCACCACCACGCCGCAACTCGCCGTGATCGCCACGCGCCCCAGAGTTTCGATTTCCACGCCGCACTTCTTTATGCGCACCACAGTAGCATCAGCCCCGACGCCGACAACGAATACGCCCTTCTTGGTGTTCGCCTTGGACTTGAACCGCTTCTGAAAATCCTTTCCGGCGAGATCCAACCGCCCATCCTTGCCTTCCTCGGCAATCGACACACGCACGCCGCGGGACGGATCATAGAGCTCGACCGCCCCATCCCCAGTGGTCACCACATGCCCGCCGCCAGAGTGCCGCTTGATCTCAAGGTCAGGGTATGCCCTCGCGTCAAAGCCGAGATCGTCCACCCTGGGAGGCAGAAATCCGGTGACGACCGCAATCCCGCCGATGTATTGCACCAGGGCAATAATGTCCTTGGTCTTTGACATCCTGGGAGACCACTTTCTCGCCTCGGTCTGTTGGTTCTCCGGAGAATTCTCGCTCGCTTTGGCCGTCGCCATCCCTGACGCCTTGGAGCGATATTCGTAATCTACGGTGTACTGTGTCCCGGCCACCGGCTCGACGCCGGTCAAGGGAGACCAGTCAACGGAGTTGTTGGTGAGCTGATAGTCAGAGATGCCGGAGAATATCTTATCCCCCTGCCTGACGCTTTTTATGCTGGTCACGCCCTGGTCAGGCAACAGATCCATCCCATGGGCGAATGGCCCGCGGGTGAGAATGACCGTCTTGATTACGGTCACGCCATCGGTACCGGCCTGCCCTGGCGTCCCAATGGCTGTGTTGGATTCGCTCGTTGTTGGCGTTTTTGCTTCTTGGGCATAGCGATAGGTAACCTCGTACTTCGACGCCGCCACAGGTTCGGCACCAGAAGGGGACCAATCGATGGCGCTGGAGCCGACGCGGTAATCCGCGGTCAGCAGGAACACCTTTTCGCCCTGCTTTACCTGCAACACCTCGGCCACCCCGGTATCCGGCAGCGCGTCAGTCGTCCCAGGTTGCGCGCCGCGAGTTATCGACGCCGTTTTGGTCACGGTGGATGTGGTATCCGCCGCCGTTTGTGCCCCACTGGTTGCCGCCTTCGCACCGGGTTTCAGAACGAAATCCGCCTTCGCATCGGTCGGAAGGTCCGGAGCAGGCAGGTAGGAATACCCGAACGATTGCGATGCCGGGAAAGGCGAGGTCACCAGGACCGCAAGCGCCTTGGTGCCGTCATCGAGGAACACCAGATCCACGGAATGCACATGAGGATGCACACCAACAACCTTGGCCCAGCGACCAACATTGCTCTTGGGGAGATTATCCCAAATCTCCCTCATGAGTAGGCCCCTACGTGCCCTTCAAGCAGATGCGCCGGTTTTTCCTGCGCGATTCGCTTATAGAAATTGTCCCCGCGGATATATTGCATGGTCGTTGTGAATCCTTGATATGGCACAAACAAATGGCTGACCCCGGTCACATACTGCGTATAAATCATCTGCCCACGCCGATACACATAATAACATCCCGCCCGCAGTCGTTCCTGTCCCTGAACGCGCAACACGCCATCGGAAAAACCAACGTTGTCTTCATTGGCATCGCGCAACCAGGATTGGCGTTTTTTGGCAAATTCGGTGAATGAGATAGCCGCCTCTTCAGCTTTTTCAGCCGTCATTTGTATCGGCAGATCAACGCCATCAGCCACCAACTTGGCATCATGATTGATGATTCGAGGGCCGTAAATATCCAAACTTGACCGTGGCTTATCAAAACTGGCTGTCAGCGCATCCTTGTTCTCCAGGGCGTTCGACAACATTCTGTCGTTCCATAACGCGCCTTGCCACAGCGGCACCCAGTAGACGTTGCTCACCGAAGCATCCGATCGTTGTTGATAGGCGCCGATCAGTGGTTTCTCGCTGCTATCGACAATCACATCGGCATAAAGCTTTTGCTCCATATTGTCGACGGTGCCGTTATTCCAAAAGTCTGCCAAACTGTACTGGTTGGAATTGCTTTTGTAGTTGCGAAACGGTGTTGGACGAAAGACAAGGTACGGCCCGAACTCGCCGGTATCCATGTCGCACCGATCTTCCAGGAAGAGTTCATTCCATGGGGAATCAGAGAATTTATGCAATATCGTCCACGCCGTTCCGTCGAAATCACCAAGCGCATTGGTTAATACAGAACCCTTGGTGACGATCCCGTGCTCAGCGCCGTTGAGCACGACGGGGGCGGATTTTTTAATGTCGAAAATAAACGGCATCTTCGACTTCATGAACTCGATCTGTTTGACGAACATATTTTTGCGGATAGCTTCCACAAACTCCGCCGCTTTCATGAATCCGGTCTTCAGCCCAAGCTGATCCAGCGTCGCCAATGGGAGCATATTCATGTCGCGGGAGATCCCGGCAATGCGTGAAACCTGGGCGATCTCACCAATGCAACCGTAGTCGTTGCCGTAGATCAGTATCCGCCGTCTCGGCTTTCCGGATTGATCGATGGACTCGTCGCGGACAACCTTGCGGACAAACCCGGTCATCACCATAGGGATGCCTTCGTCGCCCCACATCTCCCCGATCTGCCCCTTGACCCAGGATTTGAACCCGCTGCCGTAGGCTCCGACGTTGCGCGCCATGCCGATAATAACTTGATCCATCGGCTCGACCACGCCCCATAGGCTATCGATCCCAGCCGGGTAACCATCAACCACCAACGGCTTGTCCGGTATTCCAATTTCAAACGCCCCCACCGGCTTATAGATGGACTTGTTGGTGCTGACGTGCCCGCCGTCGCCGATCAATGGCGTGAGGTCGATCATGCTGCCGGGCTTGAATTTCTCCAGGGCGCGCTTGTTATCCGGGTCGATGACGCCCTTGATCAGCAACACCTTGAGTCTTGGCTTGTAGGTCTTTACCCCGGGCATCAGGCCGCACTCCCCACCATGGCCGCCCTGGAGGTCCATAGGCCGCGCTCAGAATCCTCCCAGGCCACCGGATCAAGCTGGCGGATACTCACCACCCCGGGCATTGATGCCTGGTTCGCACCGCTGGAGAGCGATACCAACCGCTCTTCCGTGCGAATAGTGGACCCGCCGGACTGATGCTCGATGATGACCCGCAATTCACCGCTCAGCTTTTCGCCCGGCGGCTTGGCGTTTGTGTTGGCCTCCTGCTTTGGCGCCGACTCGGCCTCAATAGCTGCGTTGCGTAAAACCTGTGGGACGTATTCGCGGGTTTCCGAGAAGTGCTCGGCCTTACCGGATTCTACGTTCCCCACGCCAGCGTTGTAGGCCGCCAACGCTTTCTTCTCGTCCCCGTCGAAATGCTGCAATAACGCCGCGAAATATCGTTGCCCGAAGCGCGCATTGGTTTCTGGGTCAGCGAGAGCATTGATGGCATCGGCGCGGTTTTTAGCGATCGGCTGCAACCCAAAGCCTGGACGCATAGCCGTATCCGGAGTGATCTGCATCAATCCTCTCGCGCCTGCCGGAGACATGGCATCGGAATTTCCAGATGACTCCTGGCGCACCATGCCCATATAGAGCTGCTTAAACCGATCCGTCGACATCCAGCGACTCAGCCCGAAATCGTCGTAAGCCGAGCGATCAAACAACCTCTCCACGGCTGGCTTGTTTTGCGCCCAAGCTCCGGAGTCTGGCTTGGTATCCGCCGTCGGCACTGGCAAATCTTCGAGCGCATACTTTCGTGACCCACCAAGAATAGACTCAGGAGATATGCCGCTACTGCCTGAGCTGGCTCTAGGAACGTCCTCTTTTTCCGTGTTGGGCTTGTAAATAGGGTTCTTGCCGTCTTCGCTCTCACGAGAAAAGGCTATATCACTTATTTTCCCTGTATCAGCATACTCTCTAACCCAGCGTGCCTCATCGATCCTCTTCCCAGGCTGGCCGACGATAGCGGGAAGATCAGTTGGCACCTTGTTGTGACTAGCAAAAACCTCTGCAATCTTATTGTCCTTCGCCGGGTCTACTCCTATGCGCGCATTTACCCTCGCTGATATTAGGGCGTCGAACTGAGCGCGTGACTCATCATCTTGAAGACCCGCCCTGGCCTGCTTAATCTGATCATAGACCTTGGCATATTCGAGTGTGCGCTCCACCTCTGAGTGGCCCTCGCCATCATTCAGTCTGGCACCAACATCGGCTGGCAAAACGGACTGCACCAGGTCATAAACATCCTTCCTGGGAGTCAAAACCCCTTGGAACTTGGCGTCTTGGCCATCTGGCTTATCAGACTTGAATCCCAACCCGCGAAGCAAGGCGTCGAACCCGGATTTGATGGCGTTCAGCCCTTCATCCACCGTCTTCGTCAGAAAATCCCTGATCTGCTGGATCGGTTTTCCGATATCGTTTTCCAGGATGGTCTTGATGTCTTTGAGATGCTCGGCCTGTTCCGAGGCTGGCGTTTTCTCCCGCCCGGTGGCCGCCAGGCCGCGCATAACGACGCTGCGGTACTCATCTAGTCCCTGTTTGGCTGATCGGTCCAGATCAGCCTTATAGGCTTCCTGCTGGCCTTTTGGCGTGGCGTTGAGCGCCAACAACCCCAAGCGCCGCAGCTCTTGCGGATCGTCCGTGTTGCCCGCCTGGACCAATAGAGGATGCGAACCAGACGAGATATCACCCCACTTGACGCCCGCGGATTGCAGCGCCTTGGATACGCGATCATCCAGCTTGGCACTGTTGTTCTTGTTGAACATCAGCTCAAAGGTGCCCATCGGCAGCCCGAACACATGCGCCAGATCCGCACTCCTGAGATCACCGCCTGGATCATTGGCATACTCTGGGACCAGCTTCGGCAGGGTGTCACGGAGGATCTTGAGCTTATTTAACCCCTTTCCTTTATGCTCAGGGAGGATGTCGCCAACATCGTCGAACAGGCCCAATTCCATGAGCCGCTGATACTTTCCCATGTTATAGCCGACGTGTGGGCCGAACGCTTTCAGCATGAGCGACTGCCCGGCCAAGCCGCCGCCAGGGTTTTGCATGGCCGCCTGAATGCGGTCCATGACCGACATGCCGTTGGCCGCCAAGGCTGGATTTTGGTACTGGTTCGCCCGCTCAGCCAGAAACGCATCAATACCGCTGGTGCGCGCCGAGCCGCTGCGCTCAATGGCCGATTGCAGGTAGCTTGCCAGATCATGCATCACGATAGGGCTATTGCCCTGCATGCCGCCCTGGTAGATCGCCCCGGCTAATTTGGTGGCGAACTCGTTCTCATCCGACTTGGATTTTCCTGTCGCTCCCAGGAAGCGCAAGCGCCCCCATGTCGCCGTGGTCTGGGTAGGATCTTCGCCGTAGGCCCGCGCCATGCCCGCGGCTGTGCGCGCCCCAGCAAAAATATCCTCCTGGTCGGCTGTGCGCGCCGTTCGAGAAAAGACATCCGCTAGTTTGATCGACTCGGCCTGCGTGATCGCCAACCCATCCCCCAGCCGGGGAAACTTGGCGATCAGATCATCAATGCCCCGACCGAAGGTGTTGAGATGCCGCAGTAAGGTATCAGCTTCCTCTCGCGTCTGATCAGCGCCGCTGAGCGCCTGGCTTACAGACCCGGCGACCGTGCCAACCCCGGCCATACCAAGCGCGAACTTAGCCGAACCGAGCAGCATACCCCCAAGCCCACCACCCTGGCGGTCGCCCTGCTCATGACGTTCGTACTGAGCTTGTGGCCCGGACAAGCCGGTGCCCGCCAATAGCGCCTGCTGATACTGGTTTATGCTGGCAGCGAGTGCAGCTCCAGACTGATTTGGAAAAACACGCCCAAAATCGAGGCGATGCGGCATAGCTCCTTGAGATAGCTGCTCATCAATCGCCCCGCGACGAAACGGGTTATTTTGTAGGTAGGCATCGAGGTTGCGCTGTACCCTGGCGCCATAGTCGCCAGCAGATCCGCCCACCTCGCCGAAGTTGATCCGACGAAAATCCTGGAAGGTGCCGACAATCCGCTTTAGCTGCTCGTTCGCGTCAGCGAAGTCCCGCGGGTTGACGATTCTCACACCGCGGATAGCATTCGCCGCCCCACCGAGCTGCTGCAACTGCCGCAAAAAAGACGAGACGCTTCCTGACGCCTGGGAAAGATTGGCCGATACGCTGAATTCGACGTTACTCATCCATTATCTCCCAGTCGGCATCATCGTTGCTCGGCTCAGCTCTGGCGGGCTCATCGCCTGCCATCATGGCCGCTACATCGGCCTCAAAGTCGGGATTATCGAAACTGTTGTCTACCGCACTCGGATTGCGGCAAAAGTAGTCCGTCCAGTAATCCAGGGCCATGGATTCCGGGGAGGCATCAAGAAAGCGGGGGTCGGTAATGGAAAGGCGGTACCGATCCCGGTACCACCATTCGATGGTCCTGGAGTAGTCCTTAGCTGTTGACTTGAGTGATCGCCGGATTTCCTCCTTGAAATCGGCGCTCGGCGACCTGGAACGCCGAGTAGATCATCATCAGCTTGGGGACACCCTCGTTATTGACCGCCCAGCCTGGTGGCTGAGCGACCAACAGCACGGACAGATCAGCCATGATTGTAGCCAAGGTGCGCAGATCGGTCCCCGCGTCGTCAGGGTTGCACCCGCACAACTCGCGGATTTTGCGCTGAATCAGGACTTCCTTGCCCGCGCTTCTCAGCGTTGCCCGGAATTGGCCGATGTCCTCAACGTCAAAATCGAACTCGCTTGGCTGCACTTCGCTCATGATCAGATGCCCTTTCCGACCACATCGCGGGCATAGAACGTAGCGTCAGAGACCACAATCTGATGCGCCTGTATATTGATCGACGCGGACGCCATGGTGCAATATTTGTACTTGCGCAGTTCGCCGAGACGATGATCACACACGCCGGGCTGAGTAGCCGAACCGCCGGCGCCGGCCTGGGGCATTTTTTCGTACATGACGATATCAAACTCCATGCCCTGCAAGCGTTCGCAAGCGTTCTCATCCATAACACCAAGGGACCGCAGCGAGTCCTTCTTGATGATCATGTAGTCGACCCGGAGCGTGTGCCGCGCCATACTCGGCACCCACTCTTGTACATGGACTTCGCCGATACCGCTCAACGGCTCAGGCGCGTAGTCGTCCTGGGCGTTCAAGCCGCGAATCGTACCGTACACTTTGCCGTCGAATTCCAACTGGATCAGATTGCCGGAGTGAGCGCGAATATTCTGGGTAGCCATGTGTCACTCCTTATTCGATGGTCGTACCGGAGTACGGAGAGATAGAGATCGGGATGAGGATGTAGTTGATCGGGATCACCGGGGAGCACTCGAAGCTCACGGTCACCACATCGCCGCGCAGGGATACCTTAATGTCCCGGTACGGTGGACTTTCCGAGTCGCCCACCAACACACCCAGGCCGCCAACGGTCGGGTCTCTGGCGAGATCGGCAAGGATGGAATCGGTACGGGTGCGGATGGCCGCTACCGTGATCGGCGCCGCCCGGCGACCCAAGAACTGCTGTAGTCCGTCGCGAACGCTGCGGGCCACGTAGTCGGTAGCCGCACCAACGGACACCTCGCGCCGGTTGTATCGCTCATCGAGCTGCCAGGTTGAGATGGCCTGTGATACGATGATTCCGGTATGGTTCGCCACCAGTGGCAGCACGCCGGCATCCAGCAACTCATCCGTATCGGTCGGTTCGCGCAGTTGAACCTCGGCACCGGCCACATGGATGGGCTTGCGGGACATGGTTTCGCCGGGGTTGATCGAGGAAAAACCAGCCGCCACCGCCACCGCGCCATAGTAGGCGGGCATCAGGGTAAGCTTGCGGGTGATCGCGTTCTGCTCGTACACCCCAGGCCAGACATAGGCCACACGATCCGAGTTGATGCCCATTGCGTGAGCCGCGGCTTGATCATTGGAAACGCCGGTACCGGCACCGACAAAGGCCCGCCGCTCGCGCTTCACTGAGCTCAAGTAATCGCAGTGTGCCGCCGCCATATCCCAGATCGCCGAATCATCGGAGAGCGGGACAATCCAGTGGACATCCGCCTCATGCAGAGCCCCGAACGCATCCTCCCAGTCGGTGGATACGATATTGCCGTTCGCCCCACCGCTAAGCTGGGTGTAGGGCATGTTTACCGGCGGCTTGCCGTTCTGGGTGAGTTGAGTCGCGTCAACCTGGATCTCTTCCACAGAGTTGATCCAGTTGGTGATACTGAAAAGATGCCCGGTAACTTTGACCGCCGCAGTTTTGGGGTTGGCGTCAAGGCTGTCGTAATTCTTCGGTAGGAACCGCTCTTGGCCGCGGGTGACTGTAACTTCCCAGCCAGCCACCGCTTCGATAGCCTCGGCAATAGCGGAACTGGACGAGTAGCTGTCGAGCTGGATGGTCTTCACCACCGTTCCAGATGGCGCTTCCATCGTCAGAACATTGTCCTCGATGGTGAGCTTTGCGCTCGCCTCGGCGCCGGTATAGTGGACACTCAGCGGCTCAGCGCCAAGGTTGTCCTTGGCGTTGACCACGCCGAGAATACGAATTGAGATCTTTTTCCCGACCGTGGTACCGGTCTCGATCTTGATCTCGATATCTTTGGTGTGCGTGCCGTAGTCGGTCGATCGCAGGGTGATAACGTCGTTATCATCAGCATCGACCAGGGTCAGCGCGGACTGAGTCGCTGGGTCGACGCGCACGAAGTAGATCTTTGCGGGAGAGCCGGTGGCCGAGCTCGGCGCGAACGCCTTGTTGACGGCATCAAGACCTTCGCCGCCGCGCAGGATGCGCTTGGCTCGCAACGGGCTACCCATAAGCAGCGGGGTTTTCGGCTTGCCGCCCAAGGAAGAACCGATAATGGCCAGCACGTTGCCGTATGGATTGGAAAGCGGAAACATCTTGGAGTCGTCGATGGATGACTCCACGGTGGGAGTTACCAGCGAGCGACCATTGAACATTACACCAGCCATTATTTGGCTCCTATAGACCTGCGTGTGAACGAATCGAACAGGTCGTTGAACTCGTTTGGAGTTGCAAAGCGGATGCCGCGACTTTGGCAGTGGCGACTGAACGCACCGGCGACTTCAGGCCGGCGCTTCAGCTTGGAGAGAAATTCAGAAAGATAGATTTTCCGCTCTTCGATGGTAGAAATCGAAGGCCGAGATGTAATAGAATTTTCCACTTTTCGCCGCGACATTCATGATGACCTCTCCCTGTATCATCTTGTCACGACGAAATCCTTGCTACATTTCCAGGTAGGCCGGCTCGTACTCAACCGATTGGATGATCTCGCGTATTTCGCGGTCGTATAGATTAGCCGTACTTGGGTAGGTGCAGGAGATGCGCGCCACAACCATATACATCGGGGCGTTGTAGGTCTGGAAATCATCATCGTCTTGAAAACTGAGATCCATGTTATCAGCGCCATGCATACCAAACACTGTAAGGTTGGCGATCAATATGGATTTCAGCACGCGCCGCAACAGTCTCCGCTCATCAGGATTTAGCGATGCGATAGTACAGGCAATGGAGATTTTAGAGAGATACCCGTCAGTGGAGTAATATGGATGATCGGTGTCGCCGGTAACGGTTCCATCTCCGAGAAAATCTCCAACAAAGCGGATATCTGAAGTATCCTGCTCAAGCTCGATCCAGCACTCAGGGAAATTCGCATCCTTGACCGGGACCGGGGCTGTGCGAACGAGGAATTTGCCGAGAGGATGCTTGATTAGGCTACGCTGCAAGAGTGAATTCAACCCATCCTGGACGCGCTCGCGCACAAGGTCAACGATATCAGGATTGATACCTTCAAAGCTCGATTCCGGTGTGGCCGAGACGACATCAGACGCCGTCCATGCACCATCCTCAAGGGCATAGAGTCGATAGTAGACGACTACGCCATTCACCAGACCGCGCCAATCAACCAGGCCGGCAATAAGATCCCCTGAGTGCACAACAACAGCATCAGGATCTTCTGGTAGTTCGCCGAAATCGTCGTCCCATCGACGCAGAAGAATGACTTCTTCAGCCGCACAAGGCGCGTTCAGCGAGAGATAGATAGCATTGCCTACGCTGAGAGGATAAACGACGCCGATCATGGATTGCCCCCTCGCAGTATCCGCCGCACATCCTCAGCGCAAGCCATCTCAAAGGCTTCCCTGGCTACCGGCTGCAATATCTCGACCGTGGTTTTAGCGGGCCACTTCGCCGGAATTGCTGGAGCAATCCAGCCCTTGGAATCCTCAGCCATGATCCGAAATGTGAGATAGTGCGAATGCGCCCCGCCGCCGCGTTTCCCTGGCGTGCGCAGGTTCACCATGCCGCGCATGTTGCCGTTTTGCTCGCCAACTGTATCGAGATGATCTTGCGTCAACCGCCCGGGCTTGCCCCAGAGGTATTTCCTGGTCGGAACAACATGGCCATAACCGCCGAGACGCTGGCCCATGCCGGTAACGAACGACGGAGCGAGCTGCTTGCTCTGCCAGATGTTATACACATCCTTGCTCATCACCTGAGAGCCGAATGTCTTGGTGCCTGGAGTACCCCAGCGAAACGGAACAATGAGGTAGCGGACCCCTTTACGCGGACCATTGCGCACCACGCGGATCTTGTGCGAGGTGAGCAACATCTTTTTGAGATCACGCGCTGGAGAACCCTCTTCGATCGCTTTAGCATGGGGCGCATCGGAGAACACGCGATAGGACAGCTCACCGATCTGCTCGATCTTGATTGACCGCAGGTAAGACCCCGATCTTGACCCTATTTTCCCATGCCCAGGGACCGGCTCGCCCGCAGCATACCCACGCCATTGCTTATGCGCCGCAAACGCCAACTGGGAGACAGCATGGGACAGGTTGACGAATCCGGCACGCAACCCAAGCGGAAGCGACGGGACATTGAGCGAGAAGGAGAGATCATCCACGATTGAGTCCCTCCCGCCCGAACAAATCGAACCGCCGCAATACCACCTTTCGCGGTAGATCCGCCCCGTGGTGATGCGCCCGATCCTGGGGAAAGTCCTGGTAAAGAAAATACTCTGGTCGACGACGGCCCTTGATGGAGTATTGCTGTCCGACCGCCGGACCGTCGCCATCATCCCAGGCGAAGCCGTCATCCGTCAGCGATGGAACGATAATTGGCATCAGCGCCCCATCTTCGATGATGTATGCTTCATCGATGGACGCCATATCAAGCAGGATGCGCCGCTCGTTCCCGCGAACAAACGACGCGGAAAATGGCTCAGAAGAATTCGCGAATAGAACGCGGTCGAACTCGCCCATGCCGTAGCAGGCCGAGTCTGACGGAATACTCACTACAACGTCGCCAGACTCCCACAGTCCGAACTTGGCCCAAGCTTGCTGAATTCGTTGTCCAGTGAGCGCGACCGAGGTAGTAATAGGATCAAGCCAAGCATAGCCGCGACCGTCACAAACCGGACAGTTGATGTCCGCCGCCCCGCTCGATTCGCTACGACAGGGACAGGTAACCGATGGGCGCCACTGCACCCACTGACCCATCTTTGCGATGAAAGCGTTGAAGTGCTCAGGGACCAGGAGCATCAGAGCACCGTAAAGCGAAGCCCTAGAATGGCGTCCCGCAGAGCGTCTAACTCTTTGTCTATGGCCTCTTGGAATTTGTCGAGATCGAACGATGCCGACTCGCTAAGACCATCCGCCGAGATAGACCCGGATTGCGGCAGAAATTGATCCTTGAGAATCCCCAGGACCGCCAGCCGATAGACCAGATTCACGACGGCTGGGTGCTTGGTGCGGATATTCTCCAATCCGGCCACGTAGCGAATCTGGATCACATGCGGGACCACCCGACCGGAGCCCATGATACCCAGCGCCCACAATGGCACCTGGAGGCTCGTTGGCCCGGGGAGAAGGCTGATCTGGCCGTATTTCCTGTCCAGCCTAATCCACTCGGATGGCACGACAAATACAGTCGTCATGGGTTGCGGGTAGACGAAGGTGATTGATGCGACGCTGATCAATGGCCGATGCCGGGTTTTTATGATCCCCCAGCGTTCCCCGTGCCAGGCTTCGGGATCAACCGGATACCCAGGGTCGATAACCCATGGCACTGGAGGAACAGCCGCATCAAGAGCATCAATCTCCTGCTGCGTTACGTTTTCGGGCAATACCTGGGTGGGCGCGAAGAAAACCCGCATCCTGGAAGCAGCGTAATCCTCTGCCGCCACCAGCTTAGAGAGCAGATAGGAATCACTCAGGCTGTCAGGCCGGACGCCGGAGATCCTGAGCATGGACAGCCGCCCATCTCGCAGAGCCGCAACATCCGAGTCGTCGACGAACCCCATCCTTATGTACCAGAGACCTCGGAGCTGTTGGTTACTGGCTCATCACTGATCGCCGCCAGGGCATTCCCGGCCATATCCTTGATATCATCACCGCTATAATCCAAGGTACAGGTGGCGCCGTCTTCTATCGCCTCACTACAGGCGAATACCAGCACATTGTTTGTGCGAACCGGGCCAGACAGATCAACCGTCCCCTCTCCAACATGCAAAACGAAACCAGAATAGTCGCCACCCGCAGATACCAGCGTGGACTCACTGAATATCAGCGTCAGAGTCAATCCATCGGCACCAACCACCGCAGACGTAAGCGTTGGGGCTTCTGCATCGCTGTTCGGGCAACCAGAGCCAACCCAAAGGGTTGTGGCGTAGTCATTGTCATCCAGATTGGTATCAGCATCCAGCTTGAGCAGTAGCGCGTTGAAACTGGCTACCAAGGCATCCAGCACACCGCCAGCATCGGCGCGCCCCAGTTCTCCATTGACTCGATTCAGCGGCTCAAACATCAGGCTCGACCTCTTGATTCTCTATTGGCGACTTACGCCGACCCCTCGGCTTCGGCAGCTTGGCAACAACGTCATCCGCGGATTTCGGCCCGGATACGGATTGGTATCCAGGTATGGATAGGAAGGCCGCCCCCAAGCCATCGTCAATCTCTTCGGAGACCATGACCCCCTGCTCGCAGGCGAATCGTACGCCGCTGATTTCCACGGAGGCATTTGGGAGCGAACAAGAAACGCGCATGTCTACCCCTAAAAAAAGGGGCGGCAAGCCGCCCCTAAGAGCGTGGCTGCAATTAGGCGAAAGGCTTCCACTGGGCGTTGGCGGGCAGGATATTTTTTACGTACCCATGATGCTTCGGCTTCGTGATGCGAAGATAGCCAAAGAGGAACTGGAACCAGGAGTACACGGGGATACCACCGACGCCGAAGGGGAGCGGGATCTTGGTCATGGGCTGGAACTGGCGCCAGCCAATGGCATCAGCACCCTTGGCGAGATTCAGCACCGGCACCTTGCAGGTTCCCGGGATATCTCGGTTGAGGTCGGTATAGGTAGTGGTCCCCCCGGCGGTTTTGGGGATGACGGTCATCAGGCGGAAATCGGTCACGGCATTGGTGCCATTAAGGCGACCGCGGTAGATGGCATAACCACTTTCAGCATCGCCCACCGAAGCGCCGATAGACAGCACGGCCTTCTTGCCAGCCGCAACCGCGGTCTGCGCCGAGATCCGAATGGTCGACTGACCCTGTCCGGAGGCACCGATACCGGCCACCGCATAATAGTAATTCCCGGCACGGGGAGCCGTGAACTGGGAGGACGAGTCACTGACGGAGGCGTCAACCGTGACCGTAGCGGGCTTCAGTGCGTCATTTGCAACGGCTTCGGCGGCCCATGTCGCCTGGAACGGCTTGGACATCGGGAAGTCGTCATAGGGCAGGAAGGTATCCATCGAGGTCTTGAGAACGCCGTTCTGCAAGCGGATACCCTCAACATTGGTCCCCAGGGTGATCGGCTGATTGCTCGGTTGAGCGGACCAGCGGAACGCGGGATCGAGACCGTTATTGAGGTCGACCTGCACGTCCAGCGGCAGAAGCGCATCGGTCGACTTACCCCAGTTGCCGTACTTGGCGACGGCAGCACCAATCTTGGTGAAGGGGTCAACACTGTTCAGTGGCGCCGCCTGCATATCGATGATGTGATCACCGGGAAGACGACCAGCCAGATATTCCTTGTCCAAGACACGGAAAATACCATCAAACTCGGTCGGGCACGCATCCGCATTGCCGTTGAGCAGCAGGTACTCGGCATCCGTCAGGAGTTGTAGCGCACCATTGATCTCTTCCTCGGACTCCAGGGACGCGATATTGTTGACCAGGGTGCCGACATAACCAACCTGGCGCAGAGTCATTAAAAACTTGACCAAGCCGACTTCGCGGTTGTACTCACCCGTCGCGCCGCGCACGGTACCCATCTGGGTATTGGTCGACCCGCCGAGAACGCCACCGATGCCGGTTTTGCGCACGTACTCGTCCACTATGTTGGTGGCGTTCGTGGTTTGAAGCATTTTCATGAAGACAAAATGATCTTGCTCCTGCACGGTGGCCTTCATGGCGGTATCCAATGACTGGATGCCGAGCGCGCCGCCGCCGGTCAGTGCCGCAACATCGGTCGTGTAATTTGACGCCGTCAGGGCCTTCATGAGCTCCTGGACCTGGTCAGGGGTGCCGCCCTTGCTGCCGTTCAACACAGCCTGGCCGCCGGGGGCGATGCTAGCCAGTTGGGCCAGCAGTTCGTTGGGAATGGTCATTGGGGGAATCTCCGTTATTGAAGTTTGGCGAGCAGGGTGTGATCAACTTGGGCGAGCTGGCCGCGCCTATGCGCGATGTCCAGGGTGTTGAGCTGTACCGCAGAAATGCGCCCAGCCGAGAAAGCGCCCAGGGCCTTGGCCATGATGTCTGGCTGTTCAGGCATGGACTTGGCGAGCTGGCCATCGATTTCCTTGTCACGCAGCACCAGCGTTGACCGGCGCCCGGAACCGGACTTGGAAAGCTTGGCCACCTGACCCTGGAGCCCTTCCACGGTCTTGTTCAGGCGAGCAATCGCCGACACAGCACCCTGAAGCGACTTCAGCATCAGATCGCGATGCTGGTCATGCCGCTCGATCAGGCTCTTGACCAGCGCAGTACCGTCGTAGGCTTCGGCCTTGGTGCCATCGGGGAGAGTTACGTTGAGTGACTTGCCGAGGGTTTCATCCTCATCCTCATCCTTGTCCTCGTTATCCTCGTCACCGTCGTCATACTCGCCGTCTTCGTCGCCGTCCGTCTCGCGGTGCTCGGAATCATCCGCCGCCTGCTGGATGCGCTTGTCGTCGTCGCCGTTGTCGTCGCCGCCCACCGGACCAGCCTTCGCCAATGTGTCCAGCTCATCTAGGAGTTGCTCGAATTCATTCATAATTTGGCCCTGCGCTTGTTCAGTTCTCTCAGAAATTTACCGACCCACTGCGCCGCATCATCCCGAGATAGGCGATATTTCGAGGTGGCGTAATCGACGAGCGAGGAAATGGTGAGGGGTGATATCCGCTTCTGCCGTACGTCTCTTGATAGGCGCTCGCGAAAATCGAAATAGTTGACCGGCACGCCGTCGAGGCTTTGTTGGCCTAGTGCCGCGCCGCCGGTAAGCGTTGTCGCATCGGTTCCGTACCCAGCCGTCAACGCCTTAACCACGGGGATGAATCCACCCATGGATTTGGCAAACGTCATCACAGGAACCGTGGTGGCGGCATCCAAGGTGAGGTTCACCGGCGCCTTAGAGAGCGCCAGACTACCCCACAGGGTTCTAGTGATTACCGGGACCGGCTCGCCGCTTTGAGGGTCGATCTTGATATCACGATCGAGCACCGCGCCACCGACAGAGGCGAAGTAACGCACCGGAGGGTTTACCTTGGTAAGCCCTTCCCATACGATATTGGCCTGGGCGGCCAACGGGCTGTCACCGGATCGGAGTTGGGCCTTGACGAATGTCGAGTCACCGTTGAACCGGCACTCGATCGGCTGCCCGATAATCCACTCATCGGTATTGGTAATGCCGAATCGTTTAGCTATCTTGGGAATGGACTTGTGGTCCATGTCTACGACGCCGAAACGGGTAAAATAGTCGGCAGATTCTTGCAGGGCCTTCGCGAGAACGATCTCGCCCTGGTAGTCTTTATTTTCGTTCGATGCCTGAACGTAGATAATACGATCCCCGCCATCCTCAACCGGGACGGCCTTTAACATGGTGTCAAACACCATGTAATCAGAATCGGGATCGAACAAGCCCCATTGACCTAACTATCATTGGTAATGTGGCTTATCATCTTGTCACGACAAGATGGAGACAAACGAGAGGGGGGCCAGGGGTGTTGCACCCCCTGGGGATTCTAAGAGACCATCTCTAGCAGGCTTTTCCTTTCGTGGATAAGCTGTTCGTAGCGGCTGGCCTTGTCGCCATCCAGCAGGACAGACCCGGAAATTTTATCAATCTCCGCATTCACGCGATCCAATCGTGATGCGGCTTCCTGTATGATTCTTGTATCGGCCCGCTCGTATTTCCTGCGCCTGGCTTCGAGCTCGGCCAAGACGGCCTGTGTTTTTATGGCGCGCATCGCAACATCAACACCATGCCGAGCGACTTGGCGAACATATCCAACTGCCGATGATCGTAATGCGGTCGCCGCCATTTTACCGAGTCTGATAGTTTTTGGCCTATACTGGTGAGCGTGGCATCGGAGATAGTGGGTTTTTTTGGCTTCTCTGTGGCTCCGGCTTCAGTGATTCTGGCGATCACATCCTCTGGGGTTTCGTAGTAATCCTGACTTGCTTGCTTCGCGGTGAAGTTGACTCCTGCAAAATTTCCAACCTCACCAGTTGGCGTAATGACATTTACTTCTATACCGGGAACTCTTCTGTTCTCTGGCTTCGGCATCATCACAGCACGAATATTGATAGTTGTACTTCCAGACCTTAAGGAATACATGTTCCTGATGTCCTTCACGAACGCCTTTGCTTCGTCGATTGAGGCGAATTTTTTGCTGGTTTTATCCCGCCCGCCAGACCAAAGCATCCTCATAGCAAATTCACTTGGCCCAGATGCCGGAGAGTCGCCAGCATTCATGTCAATCCCCCTTGACGGTCTCGACATATCGGTTCTTACCGCAGCGAACTTGTTCTCCATTTTCTCCACCAGCCCAATATCGTCAAGGCTGGCATCCTTCACTTTATTGGCCAGCCGAAGCACATCAACCAATCCTTCGTTCCGAGGGATGCGCCAGCCTATTTCCCCTGGCATATTATTCCTAGACCAATCATCACCATCCGACCCGTTATATTTGATAAACCAAATCCAATCCTTTTGAATAAGGAACGAATCTCTGCCGCCATAAAGGTTTTCATCTATAACCACCACCTCCCCTTCCTTGGCCAGATTAGATGCATCTTCCGGCGCATCGCCTATCTTTCTGATCAGGTCGGATGCCGCCGATGCCACAGAATAACTGGCCCCCTTCATTTTCCGTCGTTGCTGCTCAATATAGACATCAGATTTTTTGATCTCGTCTTCGGTTGCGAGCCGCACATCGGCGCTATACACATACCCGCTGTCATCGCCGACGCCGAACGACAGTCCATCCTCACGGAAGTATCTCTTGCTTGATCGCAACGGAACAACGTACTGCGTCACCCCATTTACCGGGGCCAGCGTTACCTTTCCGACCACAAAATCATGGTATCCATACCCGCTCCCGCCGCCCACAGAGTATACCTCTCCGGTAAAGGGCTCAGCAGATGATTCCGGAGAAGCGCCTAGAAATCTTTTTGTTTCATCTTCAGTCGCGAACCGAACGTCCGCGCTATACATATATCCATTGCTTTCGCCGACCCCAAACGACATCCCGTCATGGCGATAATACTTTTTTCTAGCGCGCAGAGGCACAACGTACCTCATCGCCCCTCCCACCGGAGCAAGTGTTACCTGCCCGACAATATACTCTGGATGCCCGTACCCGCTCCCGCCAGAGATCTTAAATGATCCGTCGGGAAGCTCTTCATCCTTCGGCTCGGCAAACTGCTCCAGTGCTTGCGGGACATCGCCTATGACATACCATTTTCTCTCATCAGGAGACCACTTGGCGCCGTTTACTTTGGCGTAGTCCTTGTGTTTGTACGGTACGTTCAGCCATGCAACCTCGCCTCTGCGGGCCTTCTCGTCCGCTGCCGCTAGCTCATTGGCCTTGGCCTCACGTTGCTTTCTATCCATGTCAGCCGCAGTGTCAATAGCCGCACTCAACCGATCGTTGTACTCAGGGAAATCCTTGATGCCAAGCGACCGCAATGTGTCCACGCCTTTTCCGTACAGGTACCCGGATGTCGCTTTTTCTTCCACGTACCCAAGCCACCGTTCGATTTCGCCAATTTGCGAGGCAATCCGCGCCGCCTTCTCTTGCCCTTCCGTGAGGGGGAAAACGCTTGTTGTGCTACCAAATCGGCTGCTTTTGTATTCCGATCGCGCATGAAACGTCACCGTATCCCCCGGCTTCCACCCGCGGGATCGATCGTTGATTTCGATCTGTACGTCGTAATTCTTCCCCGGCGCCCGGCCCTTCAGCCATTTTCGCCCCACGCTAGCAATGGTATAGGTCACCTCCCTGGCGTCTTTGATCTCGGGATCGGCCACCGCGGGTGTCGCTTGTTGATTCTTCTCCGCAGCGTCAGCCATCTCGATTGCATTCTGAATCACAGCCTTATCCCAAAATGCGCCATTGGTGAGCCCATACTGCCCCGAATGCGGATTGATCTTGACCGCCTTCGCCTTCTTGAACTCACTCAGCACCTTGATTGCATCTTGTTCTGTTGTGCCGAATTGCTCCATTACCGCGGTAATGAATGATCGCTCCCCGTTTTGTATCCTGTGGAACATGCTCTCCACTGCGTTCGATACGCCATCCTTGGTCTCCTGGTCGGCCACCCAATACCCTTGCTCAGTCCCATCTGACCGCCGCCGATTTTCCAGGTGCAAACCAGGATGCGGCAGGGTCGACTTGAAAAATAAAATCATGCCCATGAGAAGCTCCAAACCTAAAACAATGAACCCTGCTCTTCTTCGATCCGCGAACGATTTAGGTACCCACCAAGCCCCGTATCGTCGCGTCCAACCGTTGAGTCTGTGAGCGCATTTCGTAGCTGATCTTTCGCCAATAACCGTCGCCGCGCTGCCCGCTCTGAGGCGTGATCCGCCACGAGGTCGATCAATTCCACCGGGTTTTTCTGGCCCTGCCGGTGGATTCTCCCCTGCCGCTGCCGCCAGTCTTTGGCGGTTTGTGGTGTGTCGTACTGCACCATCCAGCGCCCACGCTGGAGATTGAGCCCCGTCGCGCCCGCATCAGTCACCACCAGGATGTCGGATTTCGCCTCGCCGGCTTCCGGCTGGAATGAGAGCCTCGCCGATTCGCGATCTTTGGCCGACAGGCCGCCATGAAACAGTGATACCCTATGACCGCCGGAGCGCAACTTGTTGACGATGTCTTTAGCTGCGTCTATGTGATGGGCGAACACCACCCCAGGCATTCCGCGCCGTTCATCGGCCAAGCTCGCCACATGGTCCAGTTTGGCACTCTGCCCGCGGTCATCGATTTCCTTTCGGATGGCCGCCTCCTTGATAAGCCCGACATCCTTTTGCAGCCTCGAAGCAATAGCCAAATGCGCCCCCTCCGGCTGCCCATCGAACGCGCCAGGGGATATCGCCTTCACGGCTTCCACATCGGTTTCGCCTTTAAGGTTGGCCACCCTGGCCCGGGACAAATGCCCATCCAGGGTATTCAGCGCCGCTTTCTGCGCCGGATGAAGCGGCACCGTGATTTCTCGACGGGTAACTCCGACGCCAGGGTCAAGGCTACCGGCGATCATGTACCGACTCATTTCCCGTCGCAGTTCGTGCTTGGCCGCTAATGTGTTCACCCCATACTGGCGCATGAACGCATCGCGATCCGCGTAGCGATCCGGATCAAGCTTGTGCAGCGCGTCAAACACCTCTGAGGTATCGTTGCGCACCGGGTCAGCGGTCGATGAAACGTAGTAGGGGGTGTTGGCCGAGACCGCGTCGACCACATTGGCCAGCGCGCTATTCTGTTTTCCGGCCCGGTTCAGGAGTTGATGCCCCTCATCAACGAATAAATAGTCGTGGTTGATCCCTTCGGCCTGCATCAAATCATTCGCCCAAGACTGGCGTTGTTTTGGCGTCATGGCGTCCAGCCGATCCGATAATGCCTTGGTGTCCACTCCCTCACGCGCCGCTCCAAGATGCAGCAGGTCATCCCGGAAGGCTTGATGAGAGACCACGGAAAAATGCGTCTCCGGGTTGCGATACGCCGCCAACCGCTCTTCTCGGCTCGCGCCCGGCTTGGCTAACCACGAGTATTTCCCAGGCTCAAGGTACCGCAAGGCTTCAGCGCCGAACTGACCGACCACACTTGACGGAGCGAGGAATAGCCCCTTCTTCGCCTTGCCCTGGCTATGGAGATGCGTGAATCCGCCCAAGCCAATGGCTGTTTTCCCAGTCCCCATACCGAGCGCCAACTGCACCCGCTTATTGGCGCCGATCAGCTTGATCGCGCGCTGACCAAGGATGTTTTTCCCCGACATCGAGGCATTCCAAATCTTCACCGGCTGGTCAGGATCAAAATTCTTTCCGACGATTGGCATCATTCCAGCCAACTGCCGTTCCAGCGCGTGGCCGAGCGAATGCCGCTGATCCGGATCAAGCGGCTTGTCTTGTGGGGCAAAATCATCCTCACCGCCAAACAGCCCCATCTGCGCCTGCTCGAAGGCTTCGCGCTGGAGTCGCATGTCGTGCATACTCCCCTCTGCCCAGCGTCCGAGGCGATCACGACCACGGTTGGCCGCGAAGTCAGCAATCCGCTTCTCTCGCAACTCCGGATCGATTGCCGACAGATGATCAAGGCCGTTTCTGATCGTCGCACGACCCACCTTGATGGGCGCTTCTGGTCGCCTACGGTTGTAGACATCCGCGAAAGAGGCCGCCACCCTGGACCGGATGAGATCCTGTACCGCGGCATAGGCTTGCGGGCGCCCACCCATAATCTCGACGTACTTGGTCCAATTGATGCTGGCATGGCTCAGATCCGCCGCCGCCTGATCGCGCTCCTGCCGCCAGGACCGCCAGTCATCCGAGATCCCTTGCATGGCGAAGATATCCCCGCCCCCTGGCTCACCCCCGGCATGCTCTCGTTGTTTCGTCTGCGCCGCCTGCCAGGCCGCCATGTCGCCAGATACCCGAGCGGCATCAACATTGGCCGAGAGCTTTTGCGCCTCCTTGTGCCAGTCAATCCAGTCCTGTGTTGTATCCGGCAGGTACTTCTCTGGTTCCTGGTTCTCCAGCTCTACGAGCTTAGCCCGCAGCTCAGCGGATCTCGGATCACTCTTCCCGGCCTGTTCCCACCAGGCATCCCGGAGCGCCCGCTGATCCCGATCGTCCAGGCTCTCGATGTCCTTGTAGGCCGCCACACCGCGAGGGTTTTCCGCCAACGCACGGTGTAGCGCATCAACCGAAATCTGATCAATGGGCACCTGTTGACGGTGGAGCGACGACCGCTGCGAGCCGTAGCGAGATTTCACGAATTCGTCGGCCAACTGCTCAAAGCGTGCCTTGTGGGCGTCCATGCTCTGGAGCTTCTTGTCGCCGTCATAGGCCGGAGCAAGTTCGTTCATGGTGGCTACGAAACCGTCGATCTCATCCCCTGGAATCTGGCTCATGGTTTCCTGCGTCATCAGATCCGCCATGATGTCGGCAGGCAGGTCGCCATCCGCTGTCCTACCGCCGATGTAGTTCTTCACTGCCTGGGAGATATCCCCACTGGGATCGAATGGTTCGGCCAACCTGGGAGCGACGCCGGGGGAGATATCCATAGCCAGGTCCGGCCTATTCGCCACACCGACAGGCAGCCATCCATCCTCATCGCGATCGCCGCGGGTTATGGCGTCTGCCTCGCGCAGCGAGACCAGATGATCCCGGTCGACCTTGCGCGCCAAGCGATCCATCCCGGCGCCGGTGACCGTCAATACCTGTTGCGTCCCCGCCCTTTCGATGGAATATTCGCCACGCCGGAGACCGATCGCCGCGGCCCTGGTCATGGCGTCATCAATGCTGATATCGCCGAGCGTGGCCTGTAGCTTGTCGCGCTTTCCCTTGCGCATAGCCCACACCATGGCGCCATTCATTTCCAGCTCGCCCAGCGCACCACCGAGCGACTGCTGAGCCCGCTCCACGGCCTCTATCCTGCGCCGATTAAGCTCCTGAGCCACCCGGAGATCTTCAGCGGTTTCGCATGAGCCGATATGGATACCGTCGACTTCTTTTTTTGCGGCTTCCGCCTCACGCATAGCCGAGGCAACACGATCCGCCTGGTGATCAGCATGGTATTGCTCCAGCCCGGCCTTTAGATCCTCGATCTCCCGCTCAGACAAATCTGTATGCAGTCGACGCGCTAACACTTGAGCCGCGCCTGAGACACCGAGCACATCCATAACTCGGCGATCAATCAACCCATCTCCAGAGACATGCAAGGCGACGGACTGCAAGGCGTTATAGGCCCCGACGCCGTAATGTCTGGAGATCACTTCTGGGACGGCATCTCTGTCCACTGTGTCGAGCAGCGACTTCGCGGACATGGTGCGCAAATCCTGCGCAAGATCCTCTTCAAGATCGACATCGACAGGAGCGCCAACAATATCGACGACGAAGGCGTTCTTGTCTTCAGCCGCTTCGTTTTTCCGGTTTACCTCGTTCGCCTGCCGTTCGTAGGACTTCAACTCGGCTTCCAGTTTGATCAGCGCCGCCGCATCCGCGGGGCTTGGCATGGTTGATTGCGGCCCGCCATCCTTGTCTTTATCTGGTCGCAACGACTCCAGCTCTTGGCGGATAGCCTGGGAGGCAGCTTTGCGCTTCTCGATCGCGCTGACCTCATCTGGATCTCGTTTTGCCATCACATCGGCCCTGGCCTGGGCGATATCATTCTCAGTTAGCCCGGCCTCAGTCGCCGCTTGCTTGTAGCCAGGAGAGTATCCAAGCCCTGTTTTTGGCTTGGCTGGATCGATGTCGTCCATGGATAGATTGCCAGATCTTGAGGAATCGATGGCTTCGCGCCGGGCATCGGCATCAGCCAGCAACCATTTCCGCTGATGATCAACGGCTTCATGCGCCGCCTTCAGCCATTTTCGGTTGTGCTGAGACTGAGCCTTTCTCTTGGCTGCCTCGGATAGCCCAGCATGAGCCGACTCATCGAACTGGTGACCAGTCCAACCAAGTTTCTCGGCTACATTAGCCACAAACTCGGATTGCTTCTCCTGCTTGCGCGAAACGACGGCTCGTTTGGCCTCCTGCTTCTGCTTGTAGATGCCGAGTTCCTTGTCTTTCTTGCGCCGATCCGCCGCCATGGCCACCCTGGCCGAGTGCCGATCAGCCGCTTCTTTCTTGTACTCTTCTTCGCTTCTCACGCCGCGAATGTGCAAATAGTTAAGCTTGCCGCCCGCGCCGCCAACAACATGATAGGTTCCAGACCCGTTTTTGGATTCGCGGACCAACACGGGGACGCCCTTGGCTTCCTTGTTTCCGCCTGGGTGAATAGTGATCCACCTTGTTCCAGGCTCGGTCATGGCTTTAACAAGTAGCTCGCCGGATGCGTGAACACGGAACAACTTTCCGTTAAGTTCCAGTGTAATAGGTCCGGCTTTGATCATGGCCGGATGATCCGCAGTAGAAAGCACCTTTCTCTTGAATTCATCAACCGGCATGGATGTTATGGGGCCGAGAAACCGCTTGTCGTCATAGTGCATCAAGAAGGCGCGCTTGGCTTCGTCGATACTTGGAAAACCGAGCATACATTTATCCTCGTCGAAGCGATCCCAAGCGCCAACTTTGCGCTGATGAACTACATAGACCATTTCTGCGTCGTGGTCCTTTCCGACGTAGCAATCAACATGGTCCTTGTCTACGCCCTTCGTCCCACGGATATACCCGTAGTCATAGTGCATCCTTGTAGACCAAGGCTTCCCACCGGGATCAATGCCCCGCCTTGTCGACCCGGCTGGATTCTCAATCGATATCTCAAGCCCGTGGAGTCGAATATGCTTCTTCTTGTAATTTCCGGCTTTGATTTGTGGCAGTGTTGGCGACATTTTGCGATAATGCGAAAAATAGAATTGGCTGTATTGTGCCGTCACGACCGGAGAAATCATGTCTCTCGAAAATGTCAAGCCCAGAACTACCGATCGGGGAGATTAGCTTCCATCTTCACGTTGATGGCGCGAAATCTTGGTCGTGGGCAGACATTAGGAATAATGGATAGATCACCAGCCCTGGCGCAAACCCGCACAACGAAGCGATGGACGAAATAAATGCCGATTAGAACAACCGGGAAACAAATAAAAGATTTCTATAACGACGGTGCATTTTGGCCGAGAGATGGATGCGTAACTCTCGAAGAGGAATTGGTGTCGGTAAATGGCATCGAGACAGATGATTTGGATACAAGCCAACTGAAAGATGACGATGTCGTGATACTGATTGGTGGATCTGTCGACCTTGGTTTCCGAGAAGGGCGCTTGCCATTACTGACGTACTTCAGGAGGTGGGTGAAAACGCAAAACACCATCACCATTATCGTCGAAGCAGACGCTAGCATCGCTGAAGCGGTCAGGCTGGCCATAAAACGCGCTGGCGGCGTAACGAAATAACATGAAAACCAACCAAATGAGAACTAAAATGCAACAATACCTGGACCTCTTGCAAGCAATCCTAGACCGCGGCATCGAGAAATCCGATAGAACCGGCACTGGCACTCTGAGCATCTTCGGCCACCAGATGCGTTTCGATCTGAGTCAGGGTTTCCCACTGCTGACTACCAAGAAGCTGCATCTGAAATCCATCATCCACGAACTGCTGTGGATGCTGCGAGGGGAAACGAAGGTCGGATCTCTACATGATGCTGGCGTGCACATCTGGGACGAGTGGGCGGATGAGGATGGCGATCTTGGGCCAGTCTATGGCTATCAGTGGCGGTCATGGCCAACCCATGACGGTTACATCGATCAGATCAGCGATCTGATCCAGCAGATCCGCACCAACCCGGACTCCAGACGCCTAGTCGTCAGTGCTTGGAATGTGGCCGACCTGCCCCGCATGGCCTTGCCGCCCTGTCATCTCCTGTTCCAGTTCTATGTGGCTGATGGCAAGCTATCCTGCCAGCTCTACCAGCGTAGCGCCGATGTCTTTCTCGGTGCGCCCTTCAACATCGCCTCATACAGCCTGCTCACTATGATGATGGCACAGGTGACCGGCCTAAAACCTGGCGAGTTCATCCATTCCCTTGGCGATGTTCACCTCTATCTGAACCACATGGAGCAGGCTAACCTTCAGCTTTCCCGGAATCCTTACCCGCGCCCGCGGATGACTTTGAATCCTGAAATCAAGTCGATCTTCGACTTCAAGTACAAAGACTTCACCCTTGAAGGCTATCAATGCCACCCGAGAATTGAAGCCAAAGTTGCGGTATAACATGAGCACCCGAGCGGCCCTGGCCGCGAAGGTGCGCTCGATGCGGTGGTTTGGCCTCGACGGTTCTGAAAGGACAACTGAATGCACATGCACTACCAGCCAAAAATCCCGCAGGATCAATTCGCCCCGGCGTGGGCACGGTGGAAGGCAAGAGACAACGATGGCATTTGGCATTGGTTCGAGTGCCGGCCACGGTGGAACAAGAAGATGGAGAAGTGGACCGCGAGCCGTGGCGATAGCTGCCTGTGCCGTACGCCAGAAGCGGCACCGCCGCACGGTTTCGGGCACATGCAAGGCAGGGGCGCGGCTTGATGAGGCAACAGTCAATTAGACAGAAACTCAATGCGCCCGTTTGGCGCGCAAAGGTACGCCACAG